CTGCTGTATACGATTGTCCCTTCTAGCCAGGGCCTCGCGGCCCCAACACTACCTCTCAGTTGGATACTAGAGAGGTCTCCACCGTCTTTTTATTTTAGTCGAAGACGGAACAACGACTCGGAGCGGATCATCGAGCCGCTTTGAAACAATGTTTCGCAGCAGTCGAGTCCAGTCATCGAGTTTGGAATCTCGTGACTCGCTTTTTAGCGAATGAACGAGAAACTCGACTCTCTGGAGCGCAGCATTCCAACGCATGCGAAGTCTACCGCGATTGAACGCGACAGCTTTTGCATGAGAGGAAACAACTCTACATGGATAAGGAGATGTGGGCAAACCATATGGCAAAAAGCCATAGATTTCCTCCAACTTCTCAAACATGAGAGTAGCACAATAACTGTATCCACGGGCAGCCATTTCATTGGCTGTTGCCATGTATGCAGCATAGGCGCTGCCGTTCCGTGACTTGATCCAGGGCTTCTTCACGCGAACCGGAGTGACAGGAACGCCCTTAAAGGCATCCATGCCACACGATTCACGGAAGTTACCCGTGATACAACACTTTTGCTTATTCACTTTTAGGCGAACAAGTTCAAGTGCCTGTATCACCGTCGAAGCCCATTCTGTGGGGATGATAATATCATCACCATAGACAAAGATTCGACTCCCGACTTCCTGGCGCTGCAGCCGAAACCGGCGCATGATGGCGGCTACACAAATGACCCAGAAGCAGAACGCTTCAACGGGAAAGCATAAAGCTGAACCCATTGGAGCAAATTTTGCCAAAGGCTGGATCCTCCCGTCTGGGAGGCGTGTAGCAGTCGTTCGAGTAGCAAGGAGGGCCTTGAGCACACTGTCGTTATGAGCGAAAATGTGTTTAACAAGGTCAACCGAGACTCGATCAGAGGCCTCCTTCAAGTCTATGGTCGCATACTCAGCTGTTAGCGATGAGCTAAGAGCTAAATCGCGATTAATAGACTGGTCGGTAAAGTTGATCTGGCCTTTGGTAATCCGTGAGGATTCCAAGTGCTCAACCAACTTTCGTCCCAATCCTTGTTGAATCCACTGGTATTCCAGTGGTTCACAAGATATAAGGCGCGGGCCTCGCGAATCTTTTGGGACAAGTACGACCTTTGCGACGCCACTTTCGTGGCGCTGCAAAGATCTGTACCACCCCAAACGATCCATCAGCTCTTTCCCCCAACCAGCGAGATAATACTCGTAGTAGGGGTAGACACGATGAATGGCCGAATACAAGCGGGAGAAAACCCACTTATCTTCAAGCCGTTCACCGGTCGCAACGGCTCCTGGGCCATGTTTAGGGACAATCTCCATTGGGTCAAAACCCACGAGTACGTCCCGGGCGATATAGGAGGCAGCGGCCAACAAGGCCGTAGTCTCAATATCGCTTCCAAGTTCGAGTTCGAGTTCTGTAGCGACGAAGTTCGAAATAACTTCTTGCTCCGCCCTATCAGAATATGGAACCTCGAGCTTGTAAAACATGAAGAGAATCTGACGCAGATGCTTTACAGCATCTGGGTCAGCGTCTTCCAAGAGCATGCCATCTGGAGAAAAGATCCGACGAAAGTACGCCTGCAGGAATGCGGGTATACTAGTACACTTGTGAGCAGTTTTGAACTCACGTGGTACTTGGAGTCGGAGTTCTACCAATCCAAGATCCAAAGCTTTACCTAATTTAGGTAGAGTTTTGGTAAGGAAAGATAGACCCTCTTTCGTAAATCGATCGCACAATGTACGACGATCTGCGTCAAGGTCTTTTCGTGAGGTGACACCAAGCGGGTCTTGATCAAGTACCGACAATGCGAAATCGAGGTAATCCTCGCTGTGGCTGTTGTGTGTTCCCAACTGGGTAGCACTCCGCAGTCACGTCGCAACAGGTACGCCCTAAACGATTCTTCTAGCTTTCGCCACGAAGAATCGCTGACAGATTGGTAGTTCCAGCGATACCACTACCGCTGAAACCACCATCAGTGATAAAGTCGACCAAGTAAGAAACAAGGTCGGCAATTTCACCGTTCGCAAAAACGGTATTCCGTGGCAAAGCGATCGTGAGATTCACAGTCGCTTTGAAAGGATTACCAGCGGTATCAGTCTCCTGCCGAATGGCAGAGATAAGATGCCGATCGACGATAGCGTTTCCTTTGCCAGTAGCCGAATGCTTGATTTCCAAGAAAGTCGGCTCTACCAAAGTAGACGAAGCGTCGATACGACGGGCACCGTCCGGCAGATAAGTCTGCAGGGCAAAGGTTGCTTCCGTCCCAGTCGAACCGTCAAGGGCCAGGTTAGCTGTTAGCACGTGAAATTTCTCCATATCTATAACTAATGCGTCTACACAACGTAGCCGCATAGAGGTAGCTAGAGGACAGCACTCTACTTGGAGGCAGTCATAGCTGCAAGCAGCACCAGCTGATCAGGGGATAAGCTCGACGGGGTGAAAAGACTCAGGTCGAGCGGAAGACCAACCCACCTCTGATATCGTGTAACCGTTAGGTAGCCAAGGAAGCGCTCGGGATTACCGGGCCCATCCATGACATCCTCATTGTACTGCACAACTTTGAATATACCGTAAATCTTGACGGACGACCAGACGTCATAGACGTCCCATCGTTCGGCAGGTTGTACGGCAGCAAGGCGGTGCAGACTCCCAGAGACATTAATAAACCAATCGACCACGAAAGAAAGACGTAAAGTCTTCCAAGTGGCTTCGAGAGGGTTATTAAGGCCCAGGGAGATCACGATACCCCTCAACCATCCTATAGCATCATCTATGTGTTTAAGCTGTTGGAGCAAAGTAGCTCCAGCAGAATAATCACAGAAATAATCCTCTAGGACTAATCGCACTCCCCAAGACCTCGCCGGGCTCCAGTTTTCAGAGTAAGAAACAGTCCCTAAAGGGACTAATTCTTTCTTGAAATGGAGTTTGGTGGGTTTCCCGTAAGTCCTTTTCAGGAACTCCATTCTTTCACGGATGGAACTTACGAGGGAGATGAACTGCTTGATGTCAGAAATAAGGTTGTCCCAACCAAACTTCTTAGTCAAGTAGCCCGCTGCGATCGTTCGAGATAAGGAAGCTTGAATCTTAGGCAGTAACGCCGTAAGCTCAAACAACCCCTGTGCAAATTCAGAGAAACTGATTTTGGCAGGGAACCGATCAGAGAAGTAATTAAATGCTTCTTGATTGGCCTTAACTCGTTCAGAATGAGGGATGGAGAACATGTCCAACGCGAGTAACGCCTCAATGTCGATTCTCGGCAATGAGTCTTTATCTGTGATCACGATCTGAAGACCGTGGTCGCAGTTAAAGGTCTGGTAAGGAAGGCCGGTGTACCTGGCTTTGACGTGGTCGACTGGTTTGACACGTTGTGTTTTCGGAGAACCGACTACATCACTGATGTATTCGTACCTCCGGAAGGACTTCCAAGTCGAACCGAAGTTATCAAAGTCGGGTTCCGAGTTTCCAGTCCAGCGTATACGTATTCCATCTTTTAGATCTGATGTAAAACGTGTACGAACTCGCGGAAAGGGCAAGTTGGTTGTCCTAACCCGCAAATGTGGTTACACACTCACGGAATAGAGAGAGCCCCCTGTG